TTAAATACGCAGATAACTACGTCCATAATGGAAACTTTAAAGGTTATTATAATACGTTAACGCCTCCCGCTTATGTTTTTCAGCCTTACGGTTGGAGTTTTTTCGCTAGTGCTTTTCCGGCTTCTTATGTTAATATGGATATAGACGACGATTTGTCTTCTAATACTGTAAATATATCCCAACCAATAGGAGCGGGATTTTTTGCTTATGCAGAAATGGGGGGATTCCCTCCTCCTATAAGTCCTTATTTATATTTACCTTATATGAATGGGCCTAGCTTTAACGTAAGTTTTACTTATTTTATCGGACAAGGAATAGGCGCTAAATTATTTATTTCTATTATTAATCCGGCTAACGGTATTAAATATTATTATGACGGTACTAATTGGGGAACCGGATCTACTTACGTAGTAGTAAATAAAGTAGATAGCGCCGAGTTTGTAAGTTACTCCGAGAAAGTAGATTTAAATAGCATAAATAGTCCTACGGGAGTAGCGTTAAAAGGTTACGTACAATTAAGATTTTTAGTAGACGGAGGAACCCCGTTTCCTAAGTATACAAATATTAGAATAAGAAGCGTAGCGATAACTCAAGATTATACTACTATTAGATCAGTAGACGTAACTAGACAAGTAGGAACCGAAAACACTACTATTAAAGAAATCGACCAACCTTACGGAAGTTTCTTAAATAACTTTTCAGTTAATAACAATATAGGGAATATAGTAAACGCTTCGGGGATTTCTTATACTAATTGGTATCGTTATCCCGATACGGCTAATACCTTCCCTCTTTTAGCTATGTTAATGGCTAGACAGTATTCAAACTTATTAAATAAGAACTTTGCAACACTAGAAGCCGAATTAGGTTCGTTTCAAACTGCAAAAGGGTTAAACTACTTGGATAAAGTTTATACGGTCGAAGATTCAGCTACTAACGCCCTTTCTTACAACGATAAAACATTTATGTTAAATAGAGGGAATGTAATCCCGCAAGTAGATCAAGTAGCTTCTTTTCAGTTAATAGAAATAACAAACGACGATAACGAACTTTCAATAGAAACTATAAAGTATAATATCGAGTAAAATAAAAGATTAAATTTGTAGTATGGCAAACGCAGTAAACGGAAAAAATGTTATGCTTTATTGGCATAGGACGGACGTAGATCCGGAAGTAGACGTAGCGTTCGCGTGTTCTACAAACTGTTCTTTTAGTGTTAATGTAGATCAAGTAGAGGTAACCTCCGTTACGTCGGCTTGGTTCCGCGAATATAAAAACGATATAGCTACTTGGAGTATTAACTGCGACGGCTTAGTTATCTTAAGCGGATTCTCTTATTTATTTATGCTTAATAAGCAATTAGCTAGAGAACCTATCGAGGTTAATTTCGTAATAGACAACGGAGTAGACGGCTTAGTAATAATAAACGGTATTTGTAATATAACGAGTATAAATATAGGCGCTCCGGTAAGGGACGTCGCTACTTATAACGTTACACTACAAGGGACCGGCGCTTACGGTACTACGGGAACTAGTATTACTCCGGCGGGAATTGTTATTCGCGGAGGATATGTTTACAATAAAGAATATACGGCGGCCGGTGGCGAGACTACTATCACTTGGGTAGATATGATCGGGAAGGATTGCGTTTATGTATCTAGAGGCGGTATAGATTGCCAAGGGATCATAATTAGCGGGACTCCGGTAGACGAGGAAGTTAAGTGGAATAGTATAACGGGAGTTCTTACATTTAGTAGGGCTTTAGATAGTGGGGAATTTGTTAGAGGTTTGTTTAATTAGATAAAAAAAGTAAAATGAGTAACCAAATAGTTATAACAAGCGGAGCCAAATTAAGAGACTTAGACGACGTTATTATAGGAACTGACGGGATATTAAGTTCCGTAGCCTTTAACGTCGCTAACGGGGTTCCTAGGCTTGACGAGAACGGTAAAATTCTAGTAAGTCAGTTACCTAATTCGGTTATGGAATTTAAAGGAGTTTGGAACGCGGCTACTAATAGTCCTACTTTGGTTAACGGTACGGGTAACGCGGGGGACGTTTGGTTATGTAACGTTGCCGGAACTGTAAACTTCGGGGCCGGTCCTATCGTTTTTGCCGTTGGCGATTACGCAGTCTATACCGGTACGGAATGGGCTAGATCGTCGGGAGCGACGGGGACCGTAACTTCGGTAGGAGTATCTAGAGACGGAAACGCTCTAACTATTACCGGTTCTCCCGTAACTTCTAGCGGAACGATTAATTTAGGTTTTAGTGGCGATAATACACAGTACATAAATGGAGCGGGAAATTTAACTACGTTCCCGACTGTAATAAATAGCATAGGTTTAACTATGCCGGCGGCTTTTGGCGTCTCTAATAGCCCCCTAACGGCCAACGGAACGATAGGCGTAACCGCTTTAGGTTTCCCTTCTCAATATATTAGAGGAGACGGAACTTTAGCCGACTTCCCTACTAGCGGAGGTGGCGGATCTTCGGTTTCTTACTATTTGAATGGAGGAACTAGCCAAGGGACAATAGGGGGTACTACTTATTACGAAATGAGTAAGATTGCCAATACGGGAACTATGGTAGATTTTAGTAAAACGGGAGACGGATTTATTACGGCGTTTTTAACGGACGCAAACGATCCGGCTTTATTACAAATACCGGCGGGGAATTGGGACTTTGAAATTTACGCTTCTATGAGTTCTAACGGAGGTACTCCGGAACTTTACGCGGAATTATATAAATACGACGGTACTACTTTTACTTTAATTGCTACTAGTTCGCACGAAATTTTATACGACGGAGTTAATCTTAATTTATATTCTTTTGCTACGGCGGTTCCGGAAACTGTTTTAACGGTTACGGATAGATTAGCGATAAAACTTTACGCTACAAATAGCGGAGGTAAGACTACTACGGTTCATACGCAAAACGGTCATTTATGCCAAGTTATAACGACGTTTACTACCGGTTTAACGGCTTTAAACGGCTTAACTTCTCAAGTGCAATACTTTGCTACCGGAACGAGCGGAAGCGATTTTAATATCGTTTCTAGCGTTGCTACGCATACTTTTAATATTCCTTCGGCTTCGGCTACTGCTAGGGGTTTAATTACTACCGGAACGCAGACAATAGCGGGAGCAAAAACTATAACGGGTACTACTACTTTTACGGGAGGCCCTATTTTATCCGATACTAATTTAACCTATGCAAATTCGGGATTTACTTTAGTATTACAGTCTCCGACTTTATCGGTTAATAGGACGGTTACTTTACCAAACGGAACGGGAACCCTAGCTTTAACTAGCGACATATCTTATCCGGTTACTTCCGTATTTGGTAGGACCGGAGCGGTAGTAGCGACTAGCGGAGACTATACTACGGCCCAAGTTACTGAAAGCGGTAACTTATATTTTACGGACGCAAGGGCTAGAACTGCGATTAGTCTTACGACTACGGGATCTACCGGCGCTTCTACTTATAACAATACTACGGGAGTTTTAAATATTCCTAATTACGCGGATCAATACGTCGGAACGGTTACGAGCGTAGGTTTGTCGGCCCCAACGGGCTTTAGTGTTTCCGGTTCTCCGGTTACTTCTAGCGGTACTTTAGCTTTATCTTTTGCTAGTGGATATTCTTTGCCTACTAACGTTAAGCAATCGAATTGGGACGACGCTTATACTTGGGTGGCGGCCTTCCCTACTCAAACGGGAAATACCGGTAAATTTTTAACTACGGACGGATCTAGTTTGTCTTGGGTGGCTAATCCTTTAGGAACTGTAACGAGCGTAGATATGTCAGTTCCTACGGGCTTAACTGTATCGGGAAATCCTATTACTACGAGCGGAACTCTAGCGGTTACATTAACGGCGGGTTACTCTATTCCTACTACGGCTAATCAATCTACTTGGACGACTGCTTATAATAGAAGTTTAACGAGTGCGGCGGTTACGGGTACTACGACTAAGACTCTTACTTTGAACCAACAAGACGGAGGAACTATTACGGCTTCTTGGACTGATATTAATACGGACGCGGTTACTTCGGTGTTCGGTAGAACGGGCGCAGTAGTGGCAACGGAGGGAGACTATACTTTAACTCAATTAGGAGACGTAACTATTACAAGTCCTAGTTCGGGCCAAGTATTAAAATATAACGGGACTGCGTGGATTAACGATACGGACGCAAATACGGGGACAGTTACTAGCGTTGCTATGACAGTTCCAACGGGCCTAAGTATTGCGGGTTCTCCTATTACAAGTTCGGGAACTTTAGCGGTTACTTTTGCGGCCGGATATTCTATTCCTACTAACGCTTCTCAAACTACTTGGGATACGGCTTATACTAATAGAATTACGAGTCTTACTACAACGGGTACAAGTGGCGCGGCTACTTTAATAAGTAACGTTTTAAATATTCCACAATACCAAAGCGTTTTAACTAATCCGGTAACCGGAACGGGAACTTTAAATAAAGTAGCTAAATTTTCTGCGACCGGAAGTACAATTACTGACAGTTCAATATTTGATAACGGGACTTTTGTTGGAATCAATAGCGTAACAAGTGTAAGTAGCGATTTTAGATTACAAGTAGCCGGAGGGATTTACGCGGCAACTTCTAGCGCTAATACTGTATTAGATATAACAAATACTAACTTAACTACGGGTTACGGAGTATATATACAAGCGGGAGGAAATAGTGTGGGTAGATATAGCTTATTGGTAAGAAATGCGGCTAATAGCGATTTATTAAAAGTTTTACCTTCCGGAAGGACTTTAATAAATAATGCTACGGACGATACTACGAGCGCGCTACAAGTAAGCGGAGTAGCAAGATTTACTTCAAATATTATTCTTGGGAACGGCGCTTCGGAACAAATACAATCTGCAAATTCTTACATAGAAATATATAATGGTTCTACGGGGGATATGACTTTTTTTAGTGGATTTGGAACGGGTGCTATAAAGTTTTGTACTGCTAATAATACGACTCCAAAAGTTACTATAAGTTATACCGGCGCGACTACTTTTACTTCTACTATTACTGCTTCTAATTTTACCGGATCTTCTAGCGGTACAAATACGGGCGATCAAACTTTAGCCGGATTAGGTGGCGTTCCAACTTCTAGAACTTTAACTATTAACGGAGTCGGATATGATCTTAGCGCGGATCGATCTTGGACTATTACGGCGGGAGTAAGCGGTAGCGGTACGGAAAATAAAATCCCTAAATGGAATAATGCGGGAGGTACTACAATAGGGGATAGTATTTTAAGGTCTACGACTTTTGTAGACGCAATAAGTGCGGGAGGTGCTTTAGGTTATCAAGATATTTATTTTGTAGGTAGATACTTACAAGATGAAACTACTTATAGGGGTGTAGCTATTGGCTATCAGTCTACCGCTCAAAGAGGTATTATATACGCAGAAAGTGCGGGTGCGACAAGTTCTTTAGGATTTGCAACTTATGACGCCACTACTACTACTTGGGCGCAAAGAGTATATATTACTAGTTCCGGTTTATTTGTTCTTGGGACTTCATCAACTGCTTACAATTTTGTTATAGGAAATAGTAATAGCTTAACGGGATTATATGCAACCGACGGCGGAGGATTAACTAAAGACTTTTTATTATCTACGGGAGGAAGTGTGGGATCGGGTGCGATTAGAATTTTTGCTAATGGAAACGCGCAAGTAGCGGCTAGTAATTTAGCGGACCAAGGATATAAATTATATGTAGACGGATTAGGTTATTATTCAAATGATTTAGACGCGAGGTCTAACGGTACTTCTTTATGGTGGGGAGGTAGTGCGGCAAGATATGGTCAATTAAATTGGAATACTAACGAAACTATTATAGCGGCTACAACCGGTAATAAACTTACATTTAGAACAAACGGAGTTACTTCCGCAGAAAATAGACTAATAATTACAACGGGAGGTAAAGTAAATATTAATAACTCTACTAATACTGATTTTCAACTTTATGTAGACGCCGGCGGATTAACAAGTGGGAATTCAAAATCCGTTGCCGCTTTTAGAACGGGTACAAATTTTTATTTTGATATTATACAAAGTTGGAACACTTCTCCGGCGGGCCAAAGTTTATTAGGTACTTTATTAAAATCTACCGACGACTTAGCTATATCTACTTTAGGCGTTGAAAGGCTTAGGATTGATACGGGGGGGGATATGTGTTTTTATGGAACCGCTATTACGTCAGCAACAAGGGCAGTCTTTAGAAATAGTTCATCTGCTTTAACATTTTTTGCGGGAGATGCCGGAAGTTCAACAAAAGAAATACAATGGTATGTAACTAATGGTACTACTCAGTTTTTGGCAATGCAACTTCGCACTACCGGCTATTTATATTTACCTAAAGCAAGAATTATAGGCGATACGGATATAGCTTATATGGATTTATATAATCCAAATGTAGGAAACGTAAGAATAGTTAATACAAGCGCAAGCGCAAGTTTTGGTAGGATTGAGTTATATACTAATAATACTTTAAGAGTTACGGTACAAACTAACGGAGATACTAATTTTACAAATTCAATTATTGCGGGTGGCGACGTTACGGCTTATTCGGATATTTCAGTAAAAGAAAATATCCGTCCTATTGAAAATGTATTAACAAGAATAAATAATTCTAGAGGAGTTCTTTACGATAGAATAGATACTAAGACTAAAAATAATATAGGATTTATAGCGCAAGAATTAGAAAAGGAGTTTCCGGAATTAATTACCACTAATTTAGACGGAACTAAGGGAGTTAAATATCAAAATGCGGTAGCCGTATTATTTGAAGCTATTAAAGAGCAACAAAAACAAATTAACCAACTTAAAAATATTAATTAATGGCACTCCCAAGTAGCGGCGCGTTATCTTTAGGCGATATAGCGGTAAATCAAGGCGCTAGTTCCGTAGGAGTAGTTACGCCTTATTCTCTTTACCAATTATGTACCTTAACGGGAGTAGGTACTTATTACGACGGCGCTTGGTTTAGAGATTACTTTATAAGTAACTTTTATTCTTGGGCCGGATATGGGTATAAATTCGGTAGTCCGGCTATGTTACACGATTTCGGCTTAAGTAATAGATTCCCTACAAGTTCAAGCGCGATTATAGATACAAGCGGAAACGCAAGAAACGGGACCTTTGTAACCGGAACCGGTAACGGAACGGCTACTAACGTAACGGGTTATACTACGGGGTATCCGGCAAATATTGCTATTAATTCCGCTTCTCAATACGCAATAAGATTAAACGACGTAGCTAAGTTTTCGGGTACTACTTCTTATACAGTTATTTCGTGGGTAAAAGTAACTTCGTTCCCTAGTTCCTATCCGGCCGTAGTAGGGGCCGAAGGTAGAAGCGGAAGTACTCCTATTGGTTGGAGTATGCACTTCGATAATGTAAGCGGTTATCATTTAAACCACACTCGTTGGAATTTAGTTACGGGGGTTCCTCTTACAGTAACCGTAACTTTTGGGGCCGGTGGCGCTCCTTCTTTTGCTACGGGAACTTGGTATATGACAGTAGCAAGGTGGGACGGTTCTCTTATTAATGTAGATTTATACGCAAATGGATCAAGATACGGTAGCACTTCGGGAGGAGTATCTTCTTTATCTACGGACGCTTCTTGGGGCGCTTTTATCGGATTGCGTTATAATAATTGGCTAAATGGGAACGTAGGATATACTTCAATTTATACAAGTGCTTTAACTAACGCTCAATTAGACGAAATTTACGAATTTACACGATATAGATACGCATAATGATAACAATAAACTTAAACATATTAAAAACAGTAGTTAAGATAATTCTATTTTTAGCTTTATCTTATCTTATAGTAAGTTTTAACGCTAATACAAGTTATACTAACTTTGTTAGTCAAGATTCCGTAATGGAAAACTTTTACCCTTAAAATATAAAAAATGAAAACAATCGAACCCGTAGTAATTTGGGCAAATGGAACTCAACAAATAGCCACAGTATTAAACGTCTTTTCGTCTTATGACAACTTAGCCACTTACGCAAATCTTAGTTTTGCTTTAATGGAGGTAATAGATAATAATATAGTAAACGCCTTATCGCAAGGAAGTTTAACAATCGAAGGAACTGATTATCAAAATTGGGAGACAAACGATTATGCTTATACTTGGGTAGCGGCTAAACTTAATTTAGTTATTACGGGCGAGTACGTTCCTCCGGTTATAGAAACTCCTCAAATAAACGAAGAGCAAATAAATACAATTTAGTTATATATTTGTAAAAAATAATTAACTTATGAAGTACGAAAAAATCGGTCTAGTAATTACCCAAATTAACGCCGTAATAGGCAAACAAGAAACTAAGGTCCAAAAGAAACTATTTAAGTTCGGCGAGAAGCTAAAACCTTATCAAGAACAGTACGTTAGTAAAATAGAGGAACTTAGGCTAGATAACGCCGCTACGGACGATAAAAACGTTTTAATTACTGACGAGAAAGGAGAATATAAATTCTCTAAAGAAGGCCTTAAGAAACTAAGAGAAGACATTAAGAAACTTAACGAAAGCGAGTTCGACTTTAAGCCTATCGAGGTATTAAATCCTAAAGGATTAGAGGAGTTTCACTTCCTAAGAGATTGGGTAACCGGTGTAACCTTTGACGAAGAGGAAGCCGACGAAGAGTTATAGAATGAAAAATTTGCTCATAGTGGTTTTAGTTTTATTGATAGGGTGGCTATTTTTTAGCCGCCCTACTGATTTAACGACAGTACGAACCGAAATAGATACTTTTTACAAGTACGATACTTTTAAGATCACAAAGAAAGGGAAGGACATACCTTATAAGGTTTTAGATACTACTTTTGTAGTAGACGAGGTACACGATACGACCTTTATCCTTAAGGATTACGCCGAAGTAAAGGCCTATTCCGATACAATATTTAAGGACTCAAATAGATTCGTTATTAACGATACAATTTCCCGCAATAAAATCATATCTAGGGGCTTCGAAGCCTTCCTAGCCGAGAAAACTGTAATTAGAAATAATTATATCTTTACAAAGGAGAAAGGGACGCTTTATATAGGCGGACTTACTTCCTACGATAGAAGAGACGGGAAACTAGGTCTAGGATTGGGGTTAAATTATAAAACGCCGAAAAAAGACATATTTTCTTTAGGGTACTCGACTAACGTAGTAACGATAGGGTACTTTAAAAAAATTATGTAGAAAATGGCAGACAAGAAAATTAACGTTTCGGCTAATCCCCTCCCAATAAACTTTAAGGAATTTAGTAAAAATCCGGTAGTAGCTACGCTATTTATTACGCTATGCGGTATCGGATATTTATACTTAGACGTTAAAACTACGTTTAGGGATCAAGCTATCGCGCAAATGGTTAAAGTAGAAAGGCTAGAACAAAGAGTAGACGCTATTAGCGACGCTCTTAGACGTTGCGACTCTTCCCTAGCTACTTCTAATACTAAGTTATCTACCCTAGAGCAATTAGGTAAAATTCAGCATATAAAATAAAAGATATGAAGTATTTACTGTTTATATTTTTGTTGGGTTGTAACGTAAAGGCCCAAAATAGAGTAGAAGATCCAAAAGAAAAGGAGTATAGGGCTTTAATGAGTAATTTTAATAATACTCTACAAGTCAGCGCAGACGTGCAAGATAAAGCTAGTAGTAAACAAACCGAATTAGTAGATCAAGCGGTAGAAACTATTACAAGCCTAAAAAATGAAGTTAGTAATCTTAAAACCGAATTAAATGAAGTTAAAGCTAAACTTGATAGCGTTACTATTGATAGCGGGCGAAATTTCGTCCTATTGCCAATATCCAATAAGTAAGGTAATAGGTAAAGATACGGTCGTAATAATGACAGTTAAGCAAGCTAACGAAATAAACATTTTATTTAAGTCTTACGGTAATACGATAGATTTATTAAAGGATTCTTTAACAATTAAAAATATAAAAAATGATAGTCTTAATAAAACAATATATACTAAACGCGATACGATCCGTTATTGGGAAGGAAAATACGAGGCAAGTAGAGAACTTTATCGCGCCCCCAAAAGCCGAGACTACGACAAAAAAGAAGCCCTCGACTTCGCGCAAAAAGTAATTTTAATAGTTATAATATTTATACAGTTTCAAAGTTTAAAATAGTAGAAATGATAAAGAATTTTATTTGGCATTTATTAAGCGATAAGTCTCCATTAAATGGGGCCGTAGCTATTGGATTAGGGGCTTTTATAATGATGTGCGTATTTGCAATATCGGATATAGGAACCGGACTATTTAAAAGGGATTTAGTAGTAAGCAATACAATTTACCACAGTTTCGTAGCTATTGTCTTCGCGGCGTTCTTTAAGTCTCTTTACGAAAATGTAAAAGGCAATAAAAACCTAACGAATGACTAAGAGGGAACGAACCCTATTAATACTATTTTTTTTAGTATGGGCTATTAGTATAGGATATTCATTTTATAAAATATAATATATGAAGTTAAGCGAACATTTAGAACTAGCGGAGTTAATCCGTAGCGAGTCAGCAAAGAGAAACGGGATTTCAAATATGCCAACTCCCGAACATATCGAGAACTTTAAGTTATTAGCCGAAAAGGTGTTCGAGCCTATTCGGGTTAATTTCCGTTGCCCGATCCATATTTCGAGCGGTTATAGGTCCAAGGAGTTAAATAAATGTATAGGAGGTTCCGCAACTTCTCAGCATTGCACCGGCGAAGCTATCGATATAGATATGGACGGAAGCCTTCAAGGAATTACTAATAAAATGGTTTTCGATTACATAAAAGAAAGCCTAGAGTTTGATCAGTTAATTTGGGAGTTTGGATCGGACAGTAATCCGGATTGGGTTCACGTTTCCTATGAGTCGACGGGTAACCAACGTAAACAAATACTTAAAGCTAAAAAGGTTAACGGTAAGACAGTTTACGAACCGTATAAATAAAATGATTTCCCGCTCCGCTATCGACTTAATATTACAGTTCGAGGTAGGAAATAAAAACTACTATAATAAGTTTTTGTTTAGGCCAAGTTATCGGGGAACGGGGATTATAATAGGAATTGGCTACGATCTAGGAAATACTTATAGGACGCAGTTAATAGACGATTGGGACGGGAATATTAACCCAAACTATTTTCCGCTATTATTTAGGGTTTTAGGCCTTAATGGTAATCCGGCTAAACAAATGCTAACTTCGGACCTACTGAAAGTAACTATCCCTTATTTAAACGCTTACGAGGTCTTTATTAAGAGAACAATCCCTAGAGGGTATAATATGGCTAAATTAATTTATCCACAATTAGACGGTTTAAACGCCAATACAAGGGGGGCTTTAGTTTCTTTAGTACTTAGTCGGGGAATTAGCTTAGAGGGCGAGAATCGGGAGGAAATGAGGGAAATAATAGATTTTACAAGGAATAAGGATTACGAGGGAATAGCAGACGCCTTAGAGCGATCAAAAAGACACTTCGAGGAGAAAGGCCTAGACGATCAAGTTAAGCGAAGGGAAGCGGAAGCGGACCTAGTTTTATCTAGCCTTTATTAAATATCTTCATAACGTTGATTCATACACGACGTACGGCCTCCGTTTCTACGGGGGCTTTTTTATGCTATAAATTGGGTTTGTCCGGTTTTTTGTCCGGACAATCTTTGGACAATTTTAACCTATTTAACAATTTTAACACTTTGTTAACAAAAAAGATTTGGTTAGTATGTATACAATGTATACCTTTGAGAAACAAAAGCAAACGTTATGAATATAGAATTAAAAATAGGTACAGTAATAGAATATAAAAACGGGTTAAATGTTTGGGTAGAATCTACAATAACTAAAGAGTCGGATTCTTTTGTATGGTTTAAAGGTTCCGGAGTTCAAAGGGTAGCTAAACAAACTTTTATTAATTGGCCTACATTATTTAGAATTAAACAAAACGGGGGGACGGCCGCGCCGAACATATAAACGTTATGAAGGATCTAATAAAAACTATGAAGGAGACAATGGCTAGAGTCTACTGTCTTAAAACGGGTTGGGATTACGATAATCTTAGCCCTATTAAGTCCGCTATAATTAAAGCGTACTGTAATCAATTATTTATTAACAATGGGGACGAAAGTAAGGCCCTAGGTATTTTAGAGGAACAAATTAATTCATTCACTTTTAAATTTAATCAAGATGAAGTATAAGGAAAGTATCGAAGTTTCAACTATGAAAGGGGTAATAATTTTTATAGTTTGTATGATTATAGGCCTCTTAGCAGATAACCTATAAATCTAATAAAATGACTATTACCGATATACTATTCGATAGTAATAAGACGGCCATAGAGCAATATATTACGATCCTAGAAATACAACTCTTAACAATGCCAAAATACAGTGAGGTTACTAGGACTATTATAGCTTGCAAAGAGTTAGCCGAGGAAATCAATATTTTATATAAAATAAATTCTAATTAAATGAAGGATCTAATAACGGTAAGGGTTTTACCGGAAACTAAAACCCAATTATTAACCGAAGCGGACCTAGGTAATACTACTTTATCTAGAGTAGCTTCTAAAATCTTAACTCAATACTATGAGCAAAATAAAAACACTAAGCCAAGTAAACAAGCTAGAGCGTCTATTAAATCAAGCGATAGGACGAGAAGTAATACTAAAGGACGATCTAAATAGGTGGCGCGCTTCCGGTCCCTACGACATTAATCGATTATTTAGCCACGAAAACGATATACTTCTAAAAATTGCTAGAATAAACGCAATCCAACGTAGGATATTAGATTCCTTAATGGTAAAAATAAAGGACCTCTATTTAGAAAGCAATTTTAAGCTATTAGACAATGAAATACTTAATTAAAAACGAATACTTAATACAGTTAGAAAATGACGAACTTAAACAAAGAATCAAAGAAAAAGACGACGAAATCAAGCGACTTCGTCGGGAACTCGAAACTCAAAGAAGTAGTAGCGAGCCGGTACAAGAACAAGATAAGGGAAGAGAAACTAGATAGGGCAGTTAAAATATTCGTAGACGTTTGTATTTATTACGACGTTACGATCCTACAAGTTAGGGCCAAGTATAGAGGCGTTACTGTGGTAAAGGTCCGACAAGTTTCTTGCTACGTTATCAAAGAGAAAACCGATTTAACATTCGGGGATATTTCTAATATCCTAGGAATAGATCGTAGTACGGCTAGCCATAATTATTCCTTAATAAAGGACCTAATTAGTACTAAGCAAGGGGAAGAGTTAAAAAAAGATATTAACAATATTTTAATAGTTACTATCTAGTTATTATCATTAAATTGCTATATATTAGCACAAAATTAAACGTTATGAATCAAATCGAAAAGGTACAAAGTACTATTAGTTTTAGTAAGGAGCAACTAGAATTAATAAAATCGCAAATCGCTCCGGAGGCAACTAACGAGGAATTACAGTTATTTCTCTATACTGCTAAGAGGTCCGGCCTTGATCCATTGGCCCGCCAAATCTACTGCATACATAGAAGCGTAAAACTTCCGAACGGACAGTACGGTAAGAAAATGACCGTCCAAACTTCGATAGACGGATTTCGCGTAATAGCTGAAAGGTCCGGTTTATATGGAGGACAAGGCGAACCAATCTTCGAGTATAGTCCCGAAGGCGAAGTAGTTTCTTGTAAAGTCTCAGTCTATAAGTTCAAAGGAGACGTTCGCTACGAAGCGGCCGTAGGTGTCGCGTTCTTTAGCGAGTACGCTCAAACGGACCGAAGCGGAAACCTAACCGGCTTATGGGCTAGTAAAAAGCGTATTATGCTACAAAAGGTTGCGGAAGCCTTGGCGCTCCGTAAAGCCTTTGCGCAAGACTTAAGCGGGCTTTATACTTCGGAGGAAATGCCGCCGGCGGAAGAGACAGTAACTTCTCCTTACATTAAGTCGCACGATAACCTAGAAGACATAGAATTAGCTATCGAGTTATGTAATAATAAAACCGAGTTAAAGTCTTTGTACGATCTAAATAAGGATATTGTAAACGATCTAGAATTGGTCCCTTTATTTACTGAACGCAAAAAATCCCTTAAATAATGAACGAAATAACCCTAGGCCAATTAGCGCCAACGAAAAGCGAAATAGATCAAATAACGGAAACTATTAGATTAGAACTAGAGGACGGTCGTATTAATCCGGAGTTTGTAGCCGTTAAGATAGCGGCTATCGAAAACTTCGCCAAGGCTTTAAGAGTAAAGTCCGAGGAGTATATTATCGACTTCTTAAGTAAATGTCCTAAAGGAACCTACGATTATTTAGGGGCTAAGATTTCGCTAAAGGATTCGCAGACTTACGACTACGGAGCCTACTCCGAAAGGTGGGCCGAACTAGAAGCGCAGATCCAAATATTAAAAGCCGAGCAAAAAGAAATAGAGGAAACCGGCAAGAAATTCGAGCGCGGAGTAATACCTCTAAAGTCTTATAAACAAACTTATTCATTAACTTTAACTAAATAATTTTATGATCGTAATTAATGTAGAACGCGATAAAATAGCTTGGACTCCGGTCCAAACTAAGAACGGATTAAAACACTACGGAAACTTAGCTATCGACCTATTAAAAGAAAAGGACGAGAAGGATAACACTCACTCCGTATGGAATAATCAATCCAAAGAGGACCGCGCAGAAAAAAAGAAAAAAGAGTACGTCGGTCGCGGTAAGGAAATTAAGTTTAATCCGGAGGCTAAAAAGGAATACAGTAATAACCAACAAATAGACGATTTACCCTTTTAAATTAATAACGTTATGAAGACTTTATTTGACGAACTAGAGACGGAGGATTTTAAATGGTTTAATGAGTATCATAAACAAAATCCGCAGATTTACGAGTACTTTAAGCGTTATACGTTTAAGTCAATCGAGCGAGGATTTAAGAACTTATCCGCAGAATTTATCTTTAATATTATTAGGTGGGAAACTCCCGTAAAAGCAAACGGAGACGACTTTAAGGTTAACAATAACGCCAAGCCGTTTTACTCCCGCTTATTTATGAAGGAGTACCCTACTTACGAAGGATTCTTTAGAAAACGAGCAAGTAAAGCGGACGAAGTTTATATTTAATTACTTATATTTGTTATTGAGTGTAGGATACTCTATTTAAAACTTATTGGCCTTGATACGAACCCCTAATCCTACTAGGGGGGAGTAGATAGGCCACTTTTAATTTATGTCAAAGGATCCCGCGTTTTTATTTTACCCTAACGATTATTTAGGGGGAACTATGGGTATGACCTTCGAAGAGAAGGGAGCCTATATCGATTTACTTATGCTACAATTTAACAGAGGTCATATGACCGAACATATGATAGGTCATACGGTCGGTCAACTATGGAAAAACATTAAGGACAAATTTATCCAAGATTCTACCGGTTTATGGTATAACGTTCGACTAGACGAGGAAAAAAGTAAAAGAATGGCCTTTACACAGTCTAGAAGGAATAATATTAAAGGAGTTAACCAACATACGCTAGGTCATATGACCTCCCATATGGAAAATGTAAATGTAAATGTAAATAAAGATAAAAATATAAATATAGATTTTGACTTCTTTTGGAATGATTACGACAAAAAGGTAGGCGATAAGAGTAGGTTAAAAAGTAAGTGGAATAAATTATCCGATAATGACCGAAATCAAATAATGAATTATTTACCTTTATACATAGAGGCAGTTCCCGACAAACAGTTCCGCAAAAACCCCGAAACATTTTTAAATAATAAATCTTGGCTAGATGAAATCGTTAAACGAACTAATCCCGACTACAATAAACAATCTTACGCCGAGCGTGAGTTTGCCAAACTTAAGAGTCTCTAACGCTCTAGAAAAACACGAATTAAAAGTAATAGACGCGCTCCAAACTATGGGCGTAGGACGTTGCGCTAGGATCGAAATAAAAGAACACTTAAAAACTTGTCTCCATTTTAGCGGGTGTACTATACCAACTGCGGAAGAGTTCGAGTTTATGGTAACTTTTGTAATAGATAACTATAAACGTTTTTGCCTAAAAGAGTTAGGTTGCGCCTTTGAAATGTACGCCCTAAATAAGCTAGACGTAGACAAAGCGATTAAGTTTACGCCTAAGTTTGTAGGGGAGGTTTTAAGCGCATACGAAAAAATCGCTATTAAGGTCCGTAGGAGCGTCGTAGTCGAGTTACCGGAGCCAAAGCCTAGAGAAGTATCGGAAGAGGAAATATTAGCCTTAAATCAAGAATTTTGGGCCGACTCTAAAAGTAAGGACTTTAGGTTCCTAAATGCTAAGGCCTTCGATATACTATGGAAACGAAAAGAGTTAAATATTACGATCCTAACAAAAGAAAAGGCAGACTCGATAAAAAGTAAGGTCCTAGCGTTTTACCGTACTAAACTACAAAATAAGGAAGACGAAGAGCGATTATCTAGCGAAGACTTTGTTAGGGATCAGTGCAAGAAATATACTTTAATGTTATTTTATAATAATCAACTATAACAAATGAACTTAAATAAATATATTTTAAAACGATATAACTATTCTAGTTATAAACTTAGAGGTTGGTTTGGTAGAAAACTTTATCTTTTAGGTAGAAATTTAAAAACTTATAAACAATGATAAAAGCGACAGTTATTTTTATCCTACAAATGATCTACTTTCTCCTTATTTCGGTCCCCTTAGCTTGCTTACTACTAATTACCTTTAACCTATACTTTGAGGCCAAAAGAGTAATTTATAAAAATAAATCCTAAATTTGGTTAATGACATTAAAGCCGTTACCCAAAGTACTAGAGCAAACTCAAAAGGTTTTTAACGCTTATGTTCGTAAAAGAGACGAAGACGAAACTTGTATTTCTTGCGGATCTAACTCCGCTAATCAAGCCGGACACTATTTCCCCGTTAAAGGATTCTCTTCTCTTAGATACAACGAACTAAACGTTAATATTCAATGCGCTTCTTGCAATATGTATAAATACGGCAACCAAGCTATGTACCGAATCGGACTCGTAAGAAAAATAGGAGAAGACGCAGTAAAGAACCTAGAACGTCAAGCCGTAAACGATAGAGTAAAGAAATGGACGAGGGCCGAACTGTATGAAATAATAAATAAATATAAAAATGGCGAAACTAAGTAACTCCGGTAAAGTAACCTTCGGCCGCAGAAAAGGCGGTAAGGCAACTAAAACTAAAGGACCTAAAGACAAACCGACTAAAGCCTACAAAGGCCAAGGCAAATAAAAATATTATGACTGCAAAAGAGAAAGCGGTAGAGTTAATAGACTTTTTTACATTTAATTGTAAAGAGTGCGATAATGCTAAAATATCTGCATTAATAGCAGTAAATCAAATATTAGAATCATTAGTATATAAGAAATTAAGTGATTCCCCATATACGACATTACAAGCAAGACAATTTTATATAGAAGTTAAACAAGAGATAAAAACCCTATGAGAATAGAAGAAATACGACCTAACCCGTCTAACCCCCGTTATATAACGGACGATAAGTTTAAGCAACTAGTAGAGTCTATTAGATCCTTCCCCCAAATGCTAGAATTACGTCCCCTAGTAATCGACGAGAATAATATAGTTCTCGGCGGGAATATGCGTCTAAGGGCTTGCATAGAAGCCGGCCTTTTAGACGTCCCCGTTAAGCAAGTAATGAACTTTACTAAAGAACAAAAAGAAGAGTTTATTATTAAAGATAATCTAGCCTTCGGCGCTTGGGATTGGGACACGCTAGCAAACGAATGGTCCGTTTCCGCCCTCGTAGAATGGGGATTAGATTTGCCTACCTTTGACAAAGAAGTACCGGAACCAAAAGACGAGACTAACGTTAAGGAACCGATAACTTGCCCGAACTGCGGGTTTAATCTTTAACTTTGCATAAATCTACTAAAATGGACATACAAAAAAGGGCAATGATAGAAGCGCTAGAGAAAAGCCTAGGGATAGTTACTACGGCCGCTAAAATGGTCGGAATTTGTCGATCTACTCACTATCTTTGGATAAGTAACGACGAGGAATATAAACTAGAAGTAGAGGCAGTAGCGGACCTTACTTTAGACTTTGTAGAAAGTAAACTACATAAACAAATAGAAAAGGGCGAAGTTTCGTCTACTATCTTTTACCTAAAGACTAAAGGTAAGAAACGAGGTTACATAGAGAAACAAGAAATAGAACACTCCGGAAATATGCAAGTAACTTGGAACGAAGAGAAGACTTACGAAAGTAAAACGAGTTCCTTATAATCCAAATATGAAGCTAACAGTAAAGCAGACAATCGCTTTAGACTATTTAGAGGACAATATAACTAACGAAGTATTATTCGGCGGAGGAGCCGGAGGCGGTAAAACTGCGCTAGGGTGTTATTTCCAAATTAAACGCAGATTAAAATATCCGGAGACTAGAGGACTAATAGGTCGAGCGGTCCTAAAGACACTTAAAGAAACTACCTTAGTTTCCTTTTTTCAAGTAGCTAAAATACAAGGATTAGTAGCTAATCAACACTACCGTTATAACGGACAATCAAATCAAATAGAGTTCTTTAATGGTTCCGTAATCTTACTAAAGGATCTATTCCAATACCCTAGCGATCCAAACTTTGATGAGTTAGGATCGTTGGAAATAACCGACTCTTTTATAGACGAGGCTAATCAAGTAACCGATAAGGCAAAGAATATCGTAAAGTCTAGGATTCGTTTTAGGCTAGACGATTATAACCTAATCCCGAAACAGTTATACACTTGTAACCCCGCTAAGAATTGGACCTACTCGGAGTTTTATAAGCCGGACCGAGACAACGAACTAGAACCAAATAAAAAGTTTATTCAATCACTAGTAGACGATAATCCCTTTATTTCTAAGCACTATAAACAAAACTTATTAACTTTAGACAAAGAAAGTAAGGAGCGTTTACTGTTTGGTAATTGGGAGTATTTATCCGATCCTTCAAGCCTTATAGACTATGATAAGATTATTAATAGCTTTAGTAACGATTTTGTTAGTAGCGGCGATAAGTATATTACTTGCGACGTTGCTCGTTTTGGTAGCGATAGTACTGTTATCGGTGTATGGAGTGGCTACCGCGTTAAGGTTTATAGGTACTCTAAGAAGTCGATAGTAGAAGTAGCGCAGATCGTTAGACAATTAATGGCCGAGAACTCGGTCCCTATTTCTAACGTACTACTAGACGAAGACGGAGTAGGCGGGGGAGCGGTAGATATATTAAATTGCCGAGGATTTGTTAATAACAGTTCTCCGCTAGAAAACCCGATAAGTAGAACAAAGGATAACTTCGACAACTTAAAGAGCCAATGTTATTTTAAGTTAGCCGAGAAGATTAATAGCGACGAAATATATATAGATTGCCCTTCTAACTTCAAACAAATGATCGTAGAAGAGTTAGAGCAAATAAAGCAAAAGTCAGTAGATAACGACGCTAAAAAAGGGATTATCCCAAAAGATAAAGTAAAGCAACTTATAGGAAGGTCCCCCGATTTCTCGGATATGCTAGCTATGAGAACTTGGTTCGAGTTTAAGCCGAAGTTTGTCGTCGGCGTTTGGTAAATAAAAATTGTTAACTTTGAATAAATATTCTATTATGGGGTTATTTGATATATTCACGAATAAAAAGACACTAGACACAGTTCTACCTCCCAATTTTAATACTGCGCAACAAGTAGCAATCCAAAGAGGGATCGTTACTTGGCAAGGAGGTAACCAACAAGCCTACGTAAGAGACGGCTATCAAGCTAACGACATAGTTTACTCTATCATAAAACTAATAACGGACAAAGCAAAGCTAGCGCCGTTCCACGTTTATAAGGTAGTAGACGAAGTTTCGTCTAAGCGTTATAAGGCTTTAATGAAGCAACCGGATAAGATAACTAATTGGCAAGAAGTAGCGGAACTGCATACTAAAGCCTACGAAATGTATACCGGAGACGCACGTCTTAACGAGTTACTAAAATATCCTAACGAGGAAGATACTTTCGCGGATCTAGTAGAGCAATATTGCGGATTTAAATTAATGATAGGTAATACTTTCTTATACGCTAAACTAATAGAAAGCGGGAACAATCAAAGTAAGCCTTACGAGTTATTCGCTCTACCCGCTCAATATATGGCGATCATAGCAGATATAGAAGTCTTCCCTCCTACTAGATTAGGTTATCAATTATACTACGGTAAAATGTGGTCCTTTGACGCTAAAGAAATTTTACACGATAAATACTTTAATCCTTCTTGGACCGTAACCGGTAACCAACTTTACGGACAGTCTCCTTTATTAGCGGCTTCTAGGACTTTAACTAGATCCAACGAGGCAAAGACTGCGGCGGTTTCTGCGTTCCAAAATGGAGGACCGGCGGGAGTTTTATTTATGAAGGATCAAAGATTCGATCCGGCTAGCGGGGGCCAACAAGCCCAAGCGTTAAAGACTTCAATCGCACAAAAGGGAGGCGCTGAAAACTTTAATTCTATCGCGGTTTCTGCGTACGAAGTAGATTGGAAACAAATAGGATTAAGTCCGGTAGAGTTAAATATTATCGAGTCCGAAAAGTGGGATATGAAAGCCCTTTGTAATATCTACGGAGTTCCTTCGCAGTTATTAAACGACGCAGATAATAAGACATACAATAACCAACTAGAAGGCGAGAAAGCGTTAACTCTTCGTTGCGCTATTCCTTTACTAGATTCATTAAGAGACAATCTTAACCGTAAACTTCACACCGATTGGGGCTACAAAGGGACCGACATTTACGTAGATTATGATATTAAAGTCTATCAAGAATTAGAGTCAAATAAAACGGAGCAAGTAACTTGGTTAGAAAAAGCGTGGTGGATTCCGCCGGCGCAAAAGAATGAAATAATGGGTATAAAAACTCCGGACTATATTCCTACGGACGAAATGCAGAAATTATATATTCCTAGTAGTTTACAAGCTACCGACGAGTTTCAACCCTTAACACTTCCTAGCGATAACTTATAGTTATGATATGGCAAGACTATAAAAAACTTTATTGGAACGCTTTAAAACAATACTCCCCTAAATTTGAGAAGGAGTTACAAAGGCAAGTAGATACCTACTGCAATACGTTAGACTATAACGCTATTAGTAGTAAGGCCATTAAGAAGACTATTCAAAAATTGCATTTAGCTTTAGGTACTAAAATGGCGGGTATTGCTTATAAAAATGTAAATAAAAGCGTTAAGTCTACTACCGGACCTAAAGAGGTTAAGTCGGCTTTAACGGATCTATGGTCTTACACTATCTTAACCTACCTAGAACAAAAGGGATTAGAGGAGTTAGCTGAGGGAATAACCGACACTACAAAAGAACAAATAAGACGATTCTTAATACAAGCGCAAGAACAAAACTTAACTATTAACGAAACTATTAAACTGTTAAGAGTTAGCGACCTTACCGATTATAGAGCGGCTTTAATTGCTAGGACCGAAACGGGAAGAGCGGCTAACGTTGGATCAGTAGTAGGCGCAGTCTCTACGGGATTAGTTACGGTTAAAGAGTGGATAGCTACTAGAGACGCTAGAACTCGTAGGATTCCAAGGGATCAAACGGACCACTTAAGTATGGACGGAGTACAAGTTCCAATAGACGAAACTTTTACAGTTAAAGGAATAAAATATATAGACTTAATGTTACACCCTTGCGACTCTAGCGCGCACGCCGGAAACGTTTGTAATTGCCGTTGCACTTTAGGCTATGAGGCACAAAGGGACGCTTCGGGTAATTTACAAAAGCTAGAAAATAATCCTCCGAAGGGAGACGTCGGTAGAATATGGGGGATAATAAAGAACCCGCAACAAATGGAGGTAAGGACTTTAATACGGTCCGCTCTACAATAAAAAAAAATAGTATAACTTTGAATCAAGAATAATTTATTTAGGCTATGAAAAAATACCAATTTAAAGACATAATAGCGGAGAAACAAGATTCTACTTATTCCGTTATGGACGTAGATAGCGCGCAAAGAAGAGTTAAAACAGTTTGGGCGCGTTGCGGTAATGTGGATTTAGATAACGACATTATAGTAGCGGAAGCGTTTACTAAGACTATTAGAGAACGCGGTCCAATGGGTAAAAATCTTATTTGGTCTTTAGTAGATCATTGCGCGGAAATGGACTCGGTAATAGGTAAGCCGGAGCAATTATACGTAGAGAACGATATGTTAATAGCGATCACTCCAATAGTAGATACCGAAATGGGCGAAGACGTAATTAAAATGTACGACGCGGGTTTAATTAACCAACACTCAATAGGATTTAGTACTATTAACTCTAGCGTAGATAAGAAAGGAGTTCGAACTATTACGGAATTAAAACTATACGAAGGATCTGCGGTACTTTGGGCGGCTAATCCGGAGACTCCGACTTTAGACGTAAAAGGCGAGGATCGTAAAAATAACCTTAACGATAGATTAGAAAAACTATTAAAGGCGTTTAAGAGTGGCCGTTTTACGGACGAGACTTTCGCATTAATGGAAATAGAAATAAAAAGAATACAATCCGAAATATTAGAAATAGAAGTAGTTAAAGAAATCACTCTACCCGCGATTGCAGTCGAGCCGATATTAACCGAAACGAAATCTAACGAGGATTTATATAAGGCAATAAACAATTTTAATAACCTATTTAAAAAATAGAAAAAATGGAACTAGAAAATCAAATCGGCCAAATGGCTGAAAATGTTAAGTCTATCAAAGACGATACGACTAACGCAATCGCTGACTTAAAGTCGGACATTAAAGTAACTCGCGACGAAATGCAAAACCAAATCGACGGAGTTTTAGCCGCTCAAAAGAAAGCCGCTAAAAAAGAAGTTAAATTTATCGACGATTTAATTATCGAGAAATTAGACGGTAGATTAGACGAAATGGAAAAATCTATGAAGTCAAACGGTAAATTTCGTATCGACTTAAGCGAAGCTAAGTCTATGACTTTATCCGCTTCATTAACCGGAGACGCGCAAGCCTCTTACGCTCCTAACGCTTCAATTTTACCAAGTCAAGCTATTAACTTCCGCGACTTGATCCCTACTGTTAGAAGTACTAGCGGTCTTTATGTATTCTACAAAGAGACTTCTACTACTAACAATATAGCGGCACAAACCGAAGGTTCTAACAAAGGCGAGAATAGTTACGCATTGAGCGAAGTAAAAGTAGTTAACGATTATATCGCGGGCTTCTCTACCTTCTCTAAGCAAATGGCTAGATCACTTCCTTTCTTAAGTACTACTTTACCTAGAATGTTAACTAGAGATTTCTACAAGGCTGAGAACGCCGCTTTCTTTTCAACTGTAAGCGGAGCCGCTACCGGTTCTACTACAACTGCGGAGACCGTAGACTTAAAGCAATTAGTAGACTATATCGGTAATCAAAAGAGCGCAAACTTTGTAGCTTCGGTTGCTTTAGTTAGCCCCGCTCAATTAGGCCGTTTATTAAAAGAGACTATTACTGCGGGCTATTACGCCGGTAGTGGTAGCGTTATCGTTAATCCAAACGGAGGTATGACAATTTGGGGAACTCCGGTTATCGCCGCTTCTTGGGTTACTGACGACAAAGTACTTATCTTAGATAATAATTTTTGTGAGCGTGTAGAAGTAGAGGGATTAGCTATTGAGTTCTCTTATGAGAACGCTAGTAATTTCCAACAAAATATGGTAACTGCTCGTATCGAGTGCTACGAAGACGTTAACTTAATGCAACCTACTTCGGCTATTTTTGCTGACTTAGGAAACGTATAGTTTTAATGTATAGTAAGTAAAATTTAGGGGTGTAGCTAAAAACTACGCCCCTTTTTTATATAAGAAATAAATGTTTAAATTTGTAAAAAAGAGGTTATGTATAATTTTATAATAGATCACTTTCTAGAGTACGACGGAGCCATAACGGAACCGGTAACGGTAGAGGAGGCTAAATTATATTGTCGTATTACTGATAACGTAGAAGATAACTTAATAGAGGATCTTATAATCCAATCTAGGGAAGCCATAGAGAAGGTTACTAATTTAAGTTTGGTTCCTAAGATTGCTACTGTATGGTTTACTAATATGGCGGGAATGTTTCAATTTCAATACGGGCCAATGCAAGAATTTACCGAATTATTAAACGAGGAAGGCGACGAAATAGATCCGGCTAATTATAGATTAGTAGGAGGTCAATACCCAAGTTTAGCGCGTCCATTATGGGCGCAGTTAAAAGCTACTTATTCTTGCGGTTTCCCCGAAGGCGAGGTCCCTACGGAACTTAAAATAGCTATTTTAGATCAAGTAAGTTATGGATATGAGAATAGAGGATTAGAAGTAGACGGTATGGGTATTTGTGAAAAAACTTGGCGAGTTTGTCAGCGTTGGACTAGAACAAGCCCAATTATATAATTTATGAGAATAGGCAGAAATAAAACTAATTACGTCGACGCAAACTCTATGAATAGACAAGTGGGCCTTTTTGCGCCTACAAGGACTAGCGACGGCCAAGGAGGGTTTACTACTACGTTTACTTTACAAGAAACAGTTTGGGGCGATTTTAGGCCGCAGACGCAGAATAGAAGCCTTTTAGAGTTAGAACTTAGCTTTACTAGATTCGGTAGATTATATATTCGTTTTGGAGTTACAATAACCGACGCTTACGAAATAGAAGTCGAAGGAGAAAGGTATACGATACACTCTATTAAAAACGTAGACGACGCGAGAAGATATTACGAAATAGAAATTTATTTTTAATATGGCGGATAGTATTCATTTTAGCCTAACGGGAGTCGATAGCCTAATAAAAAAGGTAGAGGCTTTATCCGAAAAGGTGCAAGACGAAATAGCCCTAAGTATTAGGGAGTCCGCCCTTAAGATACAAAAGGACGCAAAGAGAAACGCGCCCGTAGATATGGGTACTTTAAGGAACTCTATATTTATAGACTTTGACTATCAAAAGAATAAGTTAACGTATAAAGTAGGGGCTAGCGCAAGTTACGCGCCTTATATTGAGTTCGGAACGGGAGGAAGTGTAAAGGTAGATCCGCAGTACGCTAACTATGCTTTACAGTTCAAAGGCAAAAGAGCGGGAGGCGGAACGTTAGACGAGTTCTTACTTGCGTTAATGGATTGGGTAAAACGTAAAGGAATAGCGGGAACGTATCAAGCTAAAACTTACGATATTAGTACTCGTAAAGCTAGTAAGATAACTCGTAAAGGAGGGAAGTCCCAACAAATGGGCGAAGACTTCGACGTAGCTTTTGCGATAATGCTTAAGATATTAAAGAAAGGAATTAATCCTCAACCTTTTTTATTACCGGCATACGACGCAGAAAAAGTTAATTTAGTAAAGAAAATAAAAAACGCTTTAAACAATGTTAAATCCTAATATAGAAATAAAAAAATGGTTTTATAGCCATTTAGTTAGCGCTACAAATTTAGCGGTTTACGACGGAATAGCGCCGGAGGGAGCGGGTACTGAATATATAATAATGACGGGCCGGACCGGTTCGCAAGATCAAGGTAAGAGCGGATTTACAAGTACTACGGTTATCGTTGTAGACATTGTTACAAAAAATGCTAACTTTGGTTACAAAAGAGCGGAAACTATTAGCGATTTGGTTTTAAATGCTATAAACTCTAACTCTAGTGTAACTCTTCCGGCAACGTGGGGAGCCTCTAGTTTAAGCGTAGAAAGTATAAGAAACCTAGACGGAATAAATCCAATAGAAAACGTTTTTAGGGTTTTAATAACTTATAACATTACAATTACTCAAAATTAAAATAAAATAAAATGGCAGAAACTAAAGTAAGCGGTAGAGATTATATCCTCTTAGCTGACATCAACAACGACGGTACGTTTAAGCCGGTAGCTTGCTTAACTACTAACTCTTTAACTTCAACGTTAGGAACTATCGACGCAACTTCTAAATGTGGCGATCAGTACACTCCTAGCCCTTCTTTTAACCAATCTTTTGAATGTGAGGGCTTCGCAATAGACGAAACGGGTACTCCTTCTAAAGATAGTTACCAACAATTATACGACGCTCACGCGGCTAAAACTTTATTCGCTATTAAAATGGGTAAAGCTACTCCAACTGCGGGCGACGTTTATTACGGAGGTGCGGGATCTTTAGTATTTATTAGTAACTTTAACGTTAACGCGGCAGATAAAGACGACGTTAAGTTTACGGCTACTTTTGTAGTAAGCGTTCCTCCTATTACTCAAACTGAACAAGTATAATAAAAAAATATGTTCGAATTAAAAGTAAAAGACAAAGTAATCCCCTTAAAATGGGGTACTTGGGCTATGTATGAATTTAGTAAAGAGAAAGGATCAATTAATGAAAGGGGCGAAAAAATCCCTTTATCTATGAATGATTACTTCAAATTATTATCAAGTCCTAACGTAGACTTAAGTAATATTATTAGTTTTATTTCGATCGGTTATAAATCTGCTTGCGTAAGTAATAAAACGCAGATAGAATATACCGAGACGGAGGTTTACGATTGGCTAGACGAAATAGGCGGTATTCTTGATTCTAACGGACAAGTTATGGAATATATGAAATACATAGTTTCCGAGACGGTAGTCTTATTAAGTAAGAAACAAGAAGTAAAGGAAGTAGGTAAAAAAAAAGGTTAAATAATTTAACTTGGGACGAAATATTAGTAAAGGCGGCTGAATGTGGAATAAGGCCTAGCGAATTTTGGGAAATGACTTGGAAGGAGTTTTCTATTATCGTTATGGGCCAAGAACGTAAAGAACTTAACGAATGGGCTAGAACTAGACAATTAGCCTACGTTATGTATTTAAGTAGTAGCGCCGAGAAGTCCCCTAAGCCTTTGAAATCCTTTTGGCCTATTCCGGAACTAGACGAAGACGACGAAGAGAAAGTATTTATAACCGCCGAACAGTTAAAGAGAAGTCTAAAAATGTACGGCGTAAATTAAAAGGAAATGGCAGAAAGTACGGGACAACCTATTTTAGAGGTCAATATAGGAGCGGATATTACCCAACTCCAAGCCTCTTTAATTGCGGCCGAAAATGAATTACGGGGATTTCAAAGCGAAATAAAGAAGACTACCGATACCGGTAGAATAGCCGAACTTTCTCAAAGCATAGAAACGACTAAGACTAAAATAGCCGGTTTAAATGCTGAAATAAATAAATCGCCTAAGAAATTCGGAGACGCTACTAACGCTTTAGGTAATTTATCTAGAGTAGCGCAAGACGCCCCTTATGGGTTTATAGGTATTGCGAATAACCTTAACCCTTTACTAGAATCATTCCAACGATTATCTAAAACGGAAGGAGGAACTAAAAAGGCCCTCGGTGCTATGGCGGCCGGATTAACCGGACCGGCGGGTATTGGGATAGCTTTATCAGTAGTTTCCTCTTTAGTGGTAGCTTTTGGCGACGATATAGGAATTTTCATAGATAAGGCGACCGGAGGATCTGCGGCATTAAGAGAATACGCTAACGCTTTTACGGGTGCAAAAAGTGCGTTTACTGACGCCTACGTAGAAGTAGAGAAAGTAAATAGCGCCTTCGAGCAATTCAATAACGGGACAATGTCCAAGAAGGACGCCCTAGATCAGTATAACAGTACTTTAGGTAAGGTTTACGGTACTACTAAGGATATAGCCGAAGCCGAGAAACTATTTATAGATAATAAAGACAATTACGTTCAAGCGGCCCTTTATAGAGCGGCCGGACAATTAGCATTAAAGAAAGCGGCGGAAGAGGCGTTTAAACAATTAGAAGCGCAAAACGCGCCGGAGAACGCAAATAAGGTAGATTTATTTATGGGCGAAAGTTTAGGTGCTTTTGCCTTATCTAAATTAACCGGCGGTCCCGCTATTAGTGCTAGCGACATTATAGGAAGCGAAGCGATAGCAAAGAAGGCTAAGAAACAAGAAGAGGTATTTAAAAGTATATTTAAACTATTTGAAGACTTAGCTAGAGCGCAAGATAAATTAGCTACTCACTCTAAAACATTCGGACAAGATATAACTAATATAGATCCATTAAAGGAATATTCTGCGGCGCTTAAATATGAGTTAGCCCAACAATTAATGGACTACGAGAAGTATAAAAAGAAATTTAAGGAAATAGATACTTCTTATATTCCATTCCAATATAAAGACGAACCCGTTAAGGAAAGCGAGTTTACTAAGAAGACTAGGAAGGAATTAGCAGATCCATATAAAAACAGTATTGGTAAGGTTGTAAAAGAGCGAGTAATTAATTACGATATAGAAGAGAAAAAAATAAAAGAATTAACCGACAGTTACGAGAACTTTGCTAATATGTTATCGGGTAGCGTAACTAACGGTATTATGAGTATATTCGACGCTATGGCGGCCGGAGAAAGTCCTTTAGAGGCCCTTGCTCAAATGTTTGCTACAATAGCTAGAAACATAGCGGCGGCCGTAATTCAAGCGGCAATATTTGAGGCTATACTTACTGCGTTTCCCGAACTTAAGGCAGTATTCGCGGCGAGCGGTTCATTAATGAAAGCGTTTTCCGGAGGCCACGCAAACGGAGGAATTACTAACGGTCCTTCTATTGGTATGATCGGAGAAGGAGGAAGAGAAGCTATTATTCCTTTAGATAAATTAAATACGTTTATGCAAACCTCTTTTAGCGCGGGCGTTATGAGTGGCGGAGGAAGCGGCGGAGGAAATGGCGGACAATTTGTATTAAGAGGACAAGATTTATTAGTAGCAATTAATAGAACTCAAAAGTCTTCGGCCCTTAAAGGACAAAATATAAGTTTAATATAATGGCATACGGACTAAGATATACTATAACGCAAGCGTTAAGAGACGGTACTACATTAAACGCAAACATTTACGAGAAGGATTATTCCGGAAGTGTTCTTACTTATGAAGCGATTAATATTAGTCTAGAGTCTAACGCTAGTAACGACGAGCCTTTAGCGGGGATTATTTCCTCTCAGTTAAATATATCTTTTTTAACTACGGAAGAGAACGGAGAAACCTTCCCCGAAATATTAAGTTTCGATATTAGAAAATACTTTGTTAAACTTTATACAGTAAATATAGAATACCCTCTTTGGGTAGGGTTTTTATTTAACGACTATGTTCAAATACCTTTTACTACGGGTAACGTTCAAGTAGATATAGTCGCGATAGACGGACTTTCTTTTTTAGATTATACGGAGTTTATATATCAAGAAGCGGATAGTATAAATTCAGTATATAGACTTATAGACATAATAGCGGAGACTTTAAACGTTATTGCTTATCCCGATCCTATTATGCTTTTAACTTCTTGCTCTTATTATGCGGAAGGAATGTACGATCGTGCGGACGCTTCGGCGGAAGAGCCATTCGCTCAAAGTTATCAATATAGGCGCGACTTTGTAGGGTTAACTTACTTTCAAGCCTTAGACAATATAGTTAAATCTTTTGGGTGTAGACTATTCCAATCGGACGGGAAATGGCAGATCCTAGCTATTAATCAAATGGCGCTAGCGACTAGATATTTTACTAACTATGTAATTTATCCTACTGTATCTAATTCCGGAAGTGGAACTTTCGATAAGAATATTACTATTGAGCCTTACTCGGACGGTAACGTACATTTTATAAATAATAGCCAAAATAAAATAGTTAGAAAGGGTTATCCTAAAGTAGTAGTTAAAGGGAACTTTAAATACGCAGATAACTACGTCCATAATGGAAACTTTAAAGGTTATTATAATACGTTAACGCCTCCCGCTTATGTTTTTCAGCCTTACGGTTGGAGTTTTTTCGCTAGTGCTTTTCCGGCTTCTTTTGT